CCTACAAGCCCATGCACCTCCCCGGCGTCGGCCTCATTTCCGCATGGAACCCCGGCTGCCTGTGCAAACGCCAGCCCCTTTACGCCAACACCCGCCCCACCGAGTGGACGCACGGCTACCTCGTCCGCTTCATCAGCAAAAAGACCGGCAACTTCCAGATGGTGAATGTCACCATCAACGAAGGCACCAGCTACGCCTCCCTGCTTTTGAAACCCAAGTCCACATGAACAAACTCGCCGCCATCGCCCTTAAGCACAAAGCCCTCAAATACGGCATCCCCCCGAACCAAGGCTGGATTACACGACAGCAAGCCGCCCGCCAGCTTGGCTGCCCCGAGCGAAATGTCCACGACCTCCTGCGCGACGCCATCGAGGCCCGCGACATTGAGACCAAAAAATTCAGCGATTGGGACGCCGCCACCATGCGCCCCGTGCAAGTCACCTGCTACCGCATCATCGAGCCCGGCACCCCCAAGCCCGCCAAATCCTCTGCCAAGCTGTCGGAAAAAAGCCCACATATTTCTGACAAAACCTCGGACATCATCGCAGGCATTCCGGCCCATTTGCTCGACCGGGTGCAAGCCGTCCTTGCCCGCCATCGCGGCAAGACCCCCAGCCAACTTGCAGACCTGATGCGATTCAAAGGCGAGCCGCGCATTAGCGCCAAAACCATCCGCACCCTCCTTGACAAGCCCCCGCAGAATAGAAGGTAGATGCCCGATGACCAAACCATAGTCGAAGGCGATGCCGGATTTTTCGGCATGGCCTCCCGCTTGAACCCGCTGCAACTCCAGCCGGGCATGGTCCAGTATTGCGAGAATATGCGCTTGGATCGCGGCGTGGCGCAAACTCGCAAGGGCGCGAAGCGATTGGCGGAATCCATCAGCAATATCGGCGAGGCGCTCACGCTTCCATTCCAACTCGCGCCGGATAAATCCATTTCCACCATAACTCGCGGCGGTGCAGGCAACCTCACCGCCACAGCCACTCTCACCGCGCACGACTACGCCACCGACGACTATGTAAACATTCGCGGAGCCGCCCAGGCGCAATACAACGGGAACTTCTACATCACGGTCACCGGCGCAAATACCTTCACCTACACGCTGCCAGCCGACCCCGGCATCTCGGCCGGATCAGTCGGGTTGGTCGTTGGAAATGTGGTGACTTTTTCCGATTTGCCAACCCCGTCGAACTTGTCTGCAAGCACCAGTTATTTAATTTCCTCCACCCCTTCGTCGACGACTTTTTATATTTCCGATATAAACGGAAATAGCATTAGCGTTGACAACTCATCAATCACACCAGGAGTGACCAAGGTTAATTTTTCCACCGGGTTTTCCTACACACTGGCTTCGTTGGTTTCCGGCTTGATGACAATTTCGGGAACATCGCTCATAGCCAATCGCGGCCCTGTCGTTCAAACGACCTACACCGGCGGCATCATCGGCGCTGGCATTTACTCCTCGCCGCGCCTGGATAATTCCAACGAATACATCGTCCTTGCCGGGCCGAACTCCGTTTACCTCTGGCGCGACGGCGCGAGTCTCCAGACGATCCAGCTTCCCAATACCGACACGCTGGTCGCTGGCGACGACATCGAGATCATCCAAGCCTTCGACAAACTTTACCTGCTGCGCACCCGCGACGAGCCGCTGATCCGCCTCCAGACGCTCACGCAGACCAGCGGCACGGCCACAGCCGCCACGCTGGGCACTCACCCCTACCAGACCGGCGAGGTCGTGCGCATCAGCGGGGCAGGGGAGGCTGGTTACTTGGCCGACTTTGAGGTGACGCGGATTTCCTCCACGCAGTTTTCGTTTTCTGTTCCTTCAGCCACGGCGGCTTCTGGCAGCGGCACAATTATTTCCCAGCGTGTGCAGCCTGCCTTGGTGTGGGACGGCATCCTGGCCAATGGTTTCGCCCGCGTTACGCAGGGCTCGCATCCGCTGGGCGTGACCTACTCGCGCCTTCCCAGCACCAGCACGGCGACCTACTATAACAACCAACTCGTCATCGCCCGCAACCGCGATGAGGTATTGATTTCGGATGTCTTCGACGCGGAGACCTACGATCCAGTGAGCAAGGCATTCCGCGCCAACTCAGGCTCGAATGACTACATCGTAGCCCTGCACCCCTATGCCGAGGGGCAAGTGCTGGTCTTCTGCCGCAAATCCATCTGGCTCGCCACGGCGGCCATCGGCGCGGATGGCGTCTCGATTGACCCCGCCAACTCCAGCCTGCAACTCCTCACCGACGAGATCGGCTGCTCGGCCAAGCGCAGCATCGCCACCGCAGGCGTGTATGTGTTTTTCCTCTCGGACAACGGCGTTTACCGGCTGGACAATCAATTCGACCTCAAATTGCGCGGCAGCACGCAGACTCTCTCGGACCCCATTGCCGACCTCATCGCCGAAATCAACGCCCCGGCAGCGCACCTGAGCAACGGCATTTATTTTGCGAACCGCTACTACCTCGCCGTGCCGCTCGGCAACAGCACCGAGCCGAACGCCCTCTTCGCCTTCAATATGCTGAACCAGCAGTGGGAGACCAAAGACATCTACGGCTTCCCGCTGAACCGCCTGCTCGTCTCCGACTACGGCACACAGCGCCGCCTCTTCGCAGCTACCACCACCGGCAAGCTCTTCCTCCTCGATGAGCAAGAGACCGGAGCCGACGACACCATCTCCGGCCTCGGCACCACCCCCGTCCTCGGCAGTCTCCTGACCCGCCGCTACGGATGGGGCAGCCTAAACGCCAAACGCCTTACTCGCACCAAAGCCAGCGTCGTCCTGCCCGCCGGGAGCGCCTGCACACTCGATGCGGTGACGACGGATTTCGACGCCGATTTCCAGATCGCCTCCCTGGTGAATACCGCCGCCGAGCAAGAGGACTACACGCTGAAGGCTCCGCTGCGCTGCAAGGCAACCGCCCTCGACCTCCGCTTCCGCACCACCTCCGGCCGACCAATCCTCCGCACTCTCACCGCTGAGGCGACAATCAACGGGCCGGTGAGCACCGAAACCCGAACCTTAAATTAACCACAGAGGACACAGAGAACACAGAGGACGCTTCTTAATCCTTAAAACTTAAAACTCCAAAATGGCAACCGTCACCCCAGGCTACACTTTTACGAACGATGAAGTCGTTACCCCGACAAAGCTCAACTCGGCGGCTACGCCAACGGTAGCTGTCGTGGATGGGGAGGTAACTGAATCAAAGATCGCAACCAATGCTGTGACCAGCGCCAAAATTGCAACGGATGCTGTGACCAGCGCCAAAATTGCAACGGATGCTGTGACCAGCGCCAAAATTGCAAACGGAGCAGTGACCCAAGACAAACTCAATTCCAGCGTCACGCTTGTGCCGACTGGAGCCGTGATGCCCTTTGCTATGAACGCCGCCCCAAGTGGATGGCTCGCCGCCAATGGATCGGCAGTGTCTCGCACAACTTACGCCGCTCTCTTTGCAGCCATCGGGACAACTTACGGGGCGGGAGATGGTAGCTCCACATTTACCCTGCCAGACTTGCGTGGATATTTCGTGCGCGGATCAGGAACAAACGCAGATGGAACAGCCAGCGGAACCTTTGGAGCCAAGCAAGCTCAGTCTTCATTAACTGCAACGCTTGCAACATCAACAGACAACTTTGTTACAGATGCGTTTAATATTGATGAAGCAAGGCGTTCTGGACTGAATTCTGCAACACTTACGACAAATTTTGCAACGGTCGAAATCCTCCCGAAGAACATAGCCCTCCTCTACTGCATCAAAGCCTAATGCTCCCCTGGGAACGCGCCCGCAACTGGCATGACGACAACACCACCGAATCTTTCGAATCCCTGCTCGCCTGGCACATGGCCCACGGCCTCGTCTTCAATACCCCGCAAGTCTTCCTCCTCGCCCACGAAGTCCACTACTCCCCAGATACTAACACTATGACCTACGACCTCCCCCCCAACGCCTGGTTCGTCGAGCTGGCCGCCTCAATCGGCCACGCGAATCCCGTCCGCGAATTTCTCCGCGTTGCCACCCGCCCCCAAACTTGGGCCATCTGGCACCGCCGCAACTCCTTCGAGCCCCACGCCTACCCATGGGCCAAACTTGCCCGTCGCGTCGGCCTTGAAAGGAGGGTTTCGTAATGGGAGGTTCCTCAGCATCTAAACCCAAGGAACAAAAAGCGCCGCCACAAGCGCAGCCTATTGACTACGGCGCTTTGATGGCGCAATCGCGTGGAGCCGCTAAAGAAGACTACCGCGACCAGCTCAACGCGCAGATCGAAGCCTATCCCAAAATGGAGCGCCTCCAACTCGGCACCGTCTCCAACTTCGCTTCCAACCTCTCTGGCGAAGGCGGCACCCTCTACGAGAACAAGTGGATTCCTGGTGAAACCACCGGCAAAGGCAAGAATAAGCAAACCACCGAAGGCCGCTGGGAAAAAGTCGCCATCGGAGAAGCCGCCCCAAACCTCTACACCCGCCGCGCCACCGACCAACTCATTGCCGCCGAAGGCCAAGTCGCCGCGCTCGGAACTATCGGCGACTATACCGAGCAGCTCGGCTACGCCGCCGCCCGCGACCTCGAAGGAACGGACATTGAGCGCGAGCTCCAACGCCAAGCCACCAGCGAACTCGCTCTAGGCCGCGCCCTCAGCCCTGAGCAGGAGCGCCAAGCCACCCAGCAAGCCCGCGCCGGGATGTCCGCCCGTGGCCTCGGAGTCGGTAACGCCGCCCTCGCCGCCGAAATCCTCAACCGCGATTCCTACGCCAGCCAGCGCGAAGCCGAACGCCGGAACTTCGCTGGATCCACCAATCAAATGCTCGTCGGCAACCGGCAAAACCGCATCGGCCAAGTCGGCAACATCCTCGGCCAATCCGCCAACACCAGGATGAACCAAGCCAACCTCCGCAGCAGCCTCGCCGGAGCCAACATCACCGTCGACCCCTACGCTCGGGCCATGAACCCCGCCCTCGGCATGGGAGCCAGCACCCTCGGCAACTCCGGCCAGATGATCGGCAATACCTACAACAACGCCACCCAGATGGCCGGAAATGTCGCAGGCGTCAACGCCTCCATGCTCGACTCCCGCTGGAACACCGTGCAAAACAACAACGCCTCCCTGCAAAGCGCCTACATGGGAGCCAAGGCGAGCGACAATGCCGCGAATATGGGCCTCCAGGGAGCAGCCATGGGAGCCAGCGCCGTCATCGGAGCCGCCGCCGCCGCCTGTTGCTGGATCGCCCGCGCCGCTTTCGGCACGACCACTACTCGTTGGGTGGAATACCGCCGCGCCATGCTCCGCCATGCCAGCGACCGCACCATCCGACTCTACTGCCAGCACGGCCAAGCCCTCGCCGCCGCAATCACCACCCCCCTCCACCGCCTCGCCGCCCGCCTCACACTCCGCACACTTCAATGGTCCTGGAACTAACAGAGAAAATCCGGCTCGAAGGAGCCCAACGCGCCTGCACGCCAGAAGAAACTCTGGATCGTATGCGCCCGCATTTCCACGCCGCAGGCATTACCCGCCTCGCCGAGATCACCGGGCTCGACCGCATCGGCGTCTGTGTGGCTCAGTGCATGCGGCCCGACGCCATCGTTCTGGCCGTGGATTCCGGTAAAGGAGCCACCATCGAAGCCGCCAAATGCTCGGCCATGATGGAGGGCTTCGAGCGCCATGTCGGCGAAACCAGCCTCCCGCCCCACACCTTGGCCTCCGCCGCCCAACTCGGCGACCTCGCCGAGACCCGCCTGCCCATGATCAAAGGCGCGGTCTTCCACCCCTATGCCGTCATGCCCTGGACCGAGGTTTTGGGTCTGCGCAGCGCAGCGCCCCGCATGGTGCCCACCGACGCCGTGCGACTCATCGCCCGCCCCGACCCCGCTCCGCTGACCAGCATGCCCTTTGCCTTCACCAGCAACGGCCTTTCCTCCGGAAATACCTACGCCGAGGCAGTCGCCGGGGGGCTCTACGAGTGCATTGAGCGCGACTGCACCGGCATCGCCCAGCGCCGCTTGCAAGATTTTCCCCGCGTCGATCTCGACACCATCACCGACCCCACCGTCGCCCGCCTCGTCCGCACCCTGCGCGAGGCCGATGTCACCCCGGTCTTGATCGATGTCACCAGCGACATCGGCGTGCCCGCCTACATTTGCTACCTCATCGACTGCGACAAAGGATTTGGCGTCAACAAAGGCTACGCCGCCCACCTCGACCCCGCCATCGCTCAAGCCCGCGCCATCACCGAGACCATCCAAGCCCGCGCCGTCTGGATCGCCGGGAGCCGAGACGATTTCTTCCACCACCTCCACGAGAAGGTCAAATCCACCGACTCCGCTGCGGTCCTCGCCCGCCTCTACAAGTCCGCCACCATCAGCGCCAACGCCCATCCCGACCGCTCCGGCGAGACCTTTGAAGCCGACATCGACACCCTCCTCGATCTCCTCGATGCCGCCGGTATTCCCGAGCCGCTGGTTTACCAATTTACCCACCCCTATCCCTGCTCCGTCGTGCGAGTCATCGTTCCGACCCTCGAAGGCTACACCTTCGACTACGCCCAACCCGGCCCCCGCGCTCTTTCCAAATGACACTCAAAGTTGCTGACTTCCACACCCGCTTCACCGACGGCCTGCGCGAAATCATTTGCCCTGCGAAATCCATGGAAGAGCTCATGGATCACTTGGCAAAAATTTTCCCCGCCTACCACGCCGCCGTTTATTCCGACGGGAAAATCCCACGCTTTTACATAGTTTTCCGAAACGACGACGACATCCGCTACCTCGATGGCATGAAGACCTCCCTCTCCGAAAACGATACCGTGACCATCATGACCGCATTCGCCGGAGGCTAAACCCATGAAAATCTTCTTCGGCCCCACACGCCCCAGCAATATCCCAGCCGATGCCGACCTCCGGCCCCCGGCCCAGCAAGGCGACATCGCCGCCGCCGCGCTCGAAGGGCCAGACACCCTCATCCTCCTCGACGGATTCTTCCACCAAAGCCTCGCTCCCTGGCACAAGGAGATCCTTTTTGCCATCGAGCAGGGTTGCCGCGTCATTGGCGCAGGCAGCCTCGGAGCCCTCCGCGCCGTCGAGTGCGCCCGCTACGGAGCCGAGCCCGTCGGCCTCATCGCCGAATGGTATGCCGATGGCACCTGCACCGATGACGCCGATGTCGCCGTGGCTCACGGCCCAGCCAGCGAGGACTACAAAAGCTACACCATCCCACTCGTCAACATCCGCGCCACGCTCGACGCCCTCTCCGCCGATAGATTCCTCACCACCGCCGAAGCCCGCAAGCACCTCGCCACCATCTCCCGCATCTACTACCCAGAGCGCACTTGGTCCGCCATCGAAGCCGTGCTCCCAGCATTGGATTTCCAAGCCCTCAAGCACAACCTCATCGACCAAAAAGCCAAAGACGCCGAAGCCGCCATCCGTCACGCCCAGCAGGCCCCGCCGCCCGCCACCCGCGATCTCCCCCGGCACATCCACACCGCCTATTTCACCGCCCTCCTAGCCAACGACCTGCCGACCAGCAACGGCCAACGCCAGCACCACCTCGCCAGCGAGGCCGACCGCACCATCGCCACCGACCGCCACCTCGTCTCCGAGCTCGCCCAACTCCTCGGCATCGTCACTACGCCCGAAGACATCTTCGCCGCCAGCACCCGCATGTGGCACCGCCTCGGAATCACCGACTCGGAAACCGCAAAAGCCTGGCTCTCCGAACACGCCTGGACCGACCAGCAATGGTTCGCCCACGCCCAGCGCGAAGCCCTCCGCCAAGCCGCCCGCGATTGGCACGCCGCCAGCGGAGCCTGCCTCGATACCGTCCCTCTCACCCTCGCCCACAACCTCCTCAACCCCGCCTAACCCATGCAATACGCCCCCGCCGTCACCGACCGCTCCGCCGAGATTTACGCCCAAGGAGCCAACAACGCCACGAACATCCGAGCCCAAGGACAAGCCAACTTCCAAAACTCCCTCACCTCGTCCTTCAACACCGCCATGGGGATGGTGAATAGCAACATTCAAAAATCCGAAGAAAACCGCATCGCTTCGGACGGCGCCAACGCAAAGTTCGACATGCTTAAGGATTACAAAAAAACCGACGGGCAGCCCCTTTTCACTCAAGAAACCATCGACAAGTTCGACACCTTGCCCCTCGGCAAGCGCCAAGCCTATGTGCAGACGGCAGAGGCCATCGTAGACGACGACCTTAAGCGTTGGATGTATCAAACCCAATACAACGCCCAACGCGAGCGAGTCAACGCGCAGACGCTCTCCATGCAACCGGCTCCGAATCAGCAACCATACACCGGAACTCCAGCAGCCACTCCGACCGCAGCGCAAGCCCAGCCGCAAGCCAACCCCGCCGGCGGGATCAACATGAACTTCGTCAAATAATATGGACGACCCCCTCCCCTCCGACCTCGACGCCTTCGCCCAGAGTTACAATATGCCCGGCGCCGTGCCTCCCCCACCAGCCAAGCCATCCAAAGGCAACAGCTTTGACTTTGGCAGCATCGTCGTGCAGTCCGCCGAGGATTTCGCCCGGTTGCCAGAGTCCCAAAAGCAACTCCTGCGAAACATGAAGCAGGGCATCCAATACACCCCGCAAGCCGCCGCGGAATTCGTCGAGACCTTCAACACCCGCCTCCTGGAGCAGTCCACGCCAAAAGCCCAAGCCGAGGCGTCCGCAGCTCAGTTATCGGCCCGCAAAACCCAACTCGATATCGGCAAGCTCGAGCAGGAGGCCATCGCCAAGGCCAAAGAGCAGGCCGAGCTCAACACCCGCAAGCAGCTCGTCCTCGAAAAAATCGACAAATACACAACCCCAACAGGTCCAAACTCAACGCTTTTGACAGACCTTGTGGGCAAGTGGGACGGCACAGCCGGCGCTGCGATGGATTCTGCTGGCTGGGATGACCAACGCGCCGCCCAACGAGCCGATCTCGAGCGCCTCGTCAACAACGATGTCCTAGAGCTCACCAAATTCCTCAAGCCCGTTTCCCAGGACGAATTGAAATTCCTCAAAAACATGAGCCCCCGCCTGCACCAGAACGACACGATCTGGAGGGAATATCTCCTCGACGCCAAGTCCCGCATCGAAGGCATGGGTGGATCCGCCCCGCAAACCGCTCCCCAACCCGCCCCCGCACAATCCCAACAACCCGCCACCCAAAACATTCGCAAAACTCCAGCAGGCGACCTCATCCAACTTCCCAATGGCAAATACTATCCCGCTCAATTCTACCGCCCTTGAGGACAGGGAATATTCCCAAGATGAAGTAGATGCCATGGCAGCCGCCGAGCTGCCGGTGCAGGACGCCCCTATTCCCCCATCTGCCACTACGGCCCCAGCCGCCGCAAGCGGAGCACCTGAACCGACAGGATCTGCCGGACTGATCACCGGCGAGGGGGCACTTCCTGCCCGCGGCCCCGCCATGGGCCCCGTTGCCCAGCTTGAAGATCGTGAATACACGGCCGAAGAAATCGACCTCTTTGAGCAAGCCAACCAGCCCAAAGGTTACACTCAAGACGAGGTAGACAAAATGGTCATGGAAGCCCTCGAAGACCCGACCTACGCTCCCACCCGCGACGAGTATTTCGACCAAAAGGCAACCAAAGCCCGCCTCAAGGCCCAAGGCAAAATCCCCGGCAATGGCGAGCTCGCAGCCAAGGCCGTCGGCGGTTTGTTTGTCAGTGCCTTTGATGCCTTTAACTCCACTCTCTTTTCGCCTGTAGAGACTCTCGCCAAATCTCCCGCCACACTCCAGACCGGCATCGGCCGCGCTGCCATCGGTGCCATGCAGCTTGGAGGCTGGGCCAAGCAGGTTTTGGAAGGCCAACCTAAATACATCAACGAGGCCACGGGAGAGTATCTTTTTGCTGATGCACAAGACCCAATGACCCTTGCCGGGTTCCAAGAGCGGTATCCAAACCAACCGATCCGCCCGACCAACGAGGAGGATTTGAAGGACTACGAATTCCAAAATCACATCAAAGAAAAAGGCATCGACGCCGAGTATCAAGCCCTCGGGCAAAAGACCGCCCCAACCGAGCTGCTCACCCGCGTGCTCACAGGCCGCAATCAGCAAGAGGCCCCCATCGAGTCGCAAGCACAGATTGTCGAGATAGCCACCGACCCGACCAACCTCATCCCCTTCGGCGCCGGAGCAAAAACCCTCGGCCTCTCCCGAGGCATGAAGATTGTTAGTTCCAAGACCGCCAGCGGCATTGAAAAACTCGCAGGCGGCCTCGTCAAAGGCAATGACATCCTCGCCGAGCGTTTCGCCAGAGTCGTCACCGAAAAGACCGGCGTGAGCCCGCAAAACATCTCCGCCGCGGCAAACGCCATGACCTTTGGGCGCAATGTCGGCATCGGTGGCGGTATCGCTGCAGGAGCCGCCGCAGTGGGCGCCCCGCCAGAAGTCACCGCCACCATTGCCGGGTTCTACCCCGCCTACAAAGCAGGGCTCGGCGTGCTCCGCAAGATCGAGACCGCAGCCGGAGCCAGCAAGATCATCCTCCGCGAAGCCGCAGACGCCACGAATGGCCTGGACCAAGCCGCCCGAGCCGCCGTGTTGGCGAATCCCGCGGTGCCCTCCATTTTCAAAGAAGTCCTTGAGCGCCCAAGCCAGTTCGTAAGCATCGAGTCCACGCCCGCCCGCCTCGCCGCAAATCAAGCCCTCTCGCCGCAGATGCGTGCATTCATGGGCAAGCTCTCAAATCCCGCCATCGTCCAAGCCGTGCGTGGATCCAGCGCCCTCGCCACAGGTGCCGTAAAAGGTGCCGCAGCAAATGTCCCCTTTGCCCTCCTCGCCGCTAATGCCGGTCAGGACGAAGACGCCGCCGCCATGCTCGCTATGGGCGGCACCTTCGGCGCCCTCGGCGGAGGAGTGGACCGCTTCACCGGCCTCCAGCAACGCCGCCAGCAAGCCGCCCTCAGCGATGTGTCCCGCATGCTCGTCGATATCGAACTCAACGGCGGCGATGTCGGAAAAATGATGTCTACACAGACGCCAGACAACCTCGTCAGGCTCGCCGCCATGCAGGGCACCTTCCGCAACGGTCTCGACTTCGTCCCCCTCAGCGCCGAGGAATACGCCAAAAATGTAGACGCCCAAGGCGGAGCGGGAACCGCCGGCATGTTTGTGCAGGCCCCCATCGGCGAACGCGCCAAGGTCTTCATCAACCTCGACGCCCGCCGTGGAGGAGTCGAGCCCCACGAATTCGGCCACGCCCTCCTCGCCAGCGGTGCCCTCGACGGCCAGCAAAAATACGCCGCCCGCGCCTGGGTGGATAAAACCTACGGCCCCGAAGGCGTCCAAGCCCGCGCCCGCGAATACGCCAGCAACATCATCCGAGGCAAAAACGCCAGCGCCTTCCCCGACGGCAAGTTCGAGATCAGCCGAGGCACACTCGCTGCTGAGATGGATAACCTCAGCCAAGGCGGACTCGCCCGAGGCGACATGGACGGCCTCGATTGGGCCCGCGACGAGATTTTTGCCGAGACCTTCGCCAAGGCCAGCAACACCATGGATTTCGCCGCCATCCGCCGAGGAGCCCCCGCCGGCGGCAACATGCTCACCTTCGCCGAGAGCGTCCTCGGTGCCCAAGCCCGCGCCCTCAGCGCCAGCGGTGTGCGCATCGACCCGCAGACCGGCCAAGCTCTCGACACCCCCGGCAGCCTCTTCAAAGAGAACCCCATCCTCGCCACCGACAAAGCCCTCCTCAACCAGCTCGGCACCTACATCAACAACTACCGCCAGTGGGCCAACGACCCCACCCACGAAAAGCCCCGCCCAAACCGCATCGCCCCCAGCGGCCGCGCCAGCGACATCGCCAACAACCCCCAGGTCACATTCTACGACCGAGGCGACGGCGTGCAGGTCACCACCTTTGCCACGCAAGACCCCGCCACCGGCCAAGCCATCCTCCGCGACCAACGCGACCTCAACCAAGAACACGCCAAGGTCAAAGAACAGATCCGAAACATCGTCGGCTCCAAACTCATCGACCCCACTAACCCCGTCCTCGGCCCCAAGAAGACCGCAGATGGCCGCGTCACCGTGCGAGGCCGAGTCCTCCCGCCCACCTTTGATTTCCTCAACGGCTTCATGCCGCACATCCGCGCCTTCGCCCGCCAGTTCGAGGCCCTCGGAGCCGCTGGCGAAAGCATGCAGGTCCGCTACCACGCCATCGGCAGCGGAGACACCGGCGCCTTCCGAGTCAACCGCCTCGGCAACCTCGAAGCCATCACCCGCGAAGTCATCCCCTGGGGATGGGAACTCACCAAAGCAGGCAACCTCAACGCCACCGTGCTCGACCTCTCGCAATTCCGCAACCGCGCCATGCGAGGCATCGCCGAGCGTAACCCCGCCCTCGCCCCCTTCGACTACGACATGGGCAAGATCGAATCCGACCTCAAGACCTACATGGAGAACCACCGGCAGGAACTCCCCGGCAGCACCAAGATCGGCGAAGAGAAGCGAGACGCCATCAATGCCATCCTCGGCATCGCCACCACCAAAAACCGCGAGCGCAACGCCCTCTCCGGTAGCTTCGGCCTCGGCAGCGCGATAAAGCAATTCCGCCTCGACCGCGTAGACGCCGCCGTAGGCACCGGCCGCACCGGCTTCCACTTCGACTACGACCGCGCCAACCGCAACTTCATGCCCGACAAGCCAGCCCCCATGCCGGACTTGTCGAAAGACCTGACAGGGCAGGCCATGCCGGATGCGGCAGGACCTACAGATGCTCCTGTAGAACAAGGATTCAAAGTCCCTGAGATTTACAAGGTCATTTCTGGTCCAAACGGCAAATCTCGAGTCATCAATGCCGAAGGGAAAAAAGTCACAGACTACCCGACTCTTGAAAAAGCAATGGCCCGCGCTACGGAGGAAAACAATCTGCTTGCTCCGATGTCTGACCTTAAAAAACTATTTACAAGCAGGGAAGATAGACAAGCCATCACAGAAGCACAGAAGCGCATCACTGAAGTTGCAAAAAACAACCCAGAAGCAACCAGGCTGGAAATCCAACGAGATGAAACCGGCCTGCCTAAAATCGACCTATTGGAAGATTCAGATGGGAATCCAATTTTAGATGAAAAAGGCAATCAAGTGCGTGGCGTGGTTTTTGCAAAAAAAGAATACGAGCTACGCAAAGCGCCTGGTCTTAGCAAGGACGACAACATTGCAGTAAAGCAAGGCGTGGCGCTTCTCCTTCCAGAAGCCAAAAGAGTTTTAGGCATTCCAGCCATCGCCGCCGGTAAGGGGTGGTATGGAAGGATGCGAGATTTCTTGCAGCGCTCATTCGGTGCAAACATCGAAGTGTTTGGTCAACTCCTCGGAGCGACATCTGCCCGCACTCCGGTAGACACCAATTTCAAACAAGGGCTTGAAGCTCTAAAATTAGTTGCTCTTGGAAAATACGACGACCTTTTGCAGCGCTTCGACGCACATGTCATGGACATCAAGTCAAAGGCAGAATCTGGTCAACTTAAGACAGAATGGCTTGCGAAAAACCCAAACAAGCGCGAGTCGATGTTTGCTCTCAACGATGAGTATCGCAAAGCCATCAATACCTTCAAAGAAGTTCCTCTCCGTCAAAATGGAGCCAAATACAACGCAAACTCTCAAAAGGTTCTGCATGCTCTATACGGCATCTGGCTAAGTCAGACCAAGGGCCCAAAGACTCCAAACTTTGCAGGCAACCTCACTGGGCGGACATTGCGAGCCACCATCGATGTGTGGGCAGCACGCAACCTTCGCCGCCTGCTCTACTCGAACAAAATCAAAAAGTGGCGCATACTGCCAGAGCAGGAGTCCGGTGTGAAGTTTACCGTGGACAAAGATGGCAACTACGGCGGCGACTTTGAATATGGCCAGCGCATATACGACGAGGTAGCACGCCAGCTCAATATGAACCCAGACGACCTGCAAGCCGTCATGTGGTTTGCCGAAAAAGATGTCTGGGAAACGAACGGTTGGACAAACACCGTGGGCGCCGAAAAAAGCTCGTTCGATAAAGAAGCCGGCAAGCTCAACTTGGACCGATACCAGATCGGCCTCACCACATTTACCAGCGCCGACAAATTTGATCCCAAGGTGCAAGAAGCCGAGCGCATTAGCTTCCGAAACGCAGTCAGAAAAGTTCCCAACCTCGCCGTCTCCCGCATCACCGAATCCAGCGGTCTCTACGGGGGCACGCTGGAGCCAACCTTCGATGTCGAATTCAGCGTCCAGCGCGATGCCAAAATCGATTCGCAAAACTACCTTGAGCCAACCATCCGAGAAGCCCTCGCCATCGCAGACCGACGCGGGCAGATCGATGTGCTTACATCGCTCGTTGTAGATATCGATCACCCGAACGCACGGCCGATGGTCGAAATTGGTTTTAAATCACCGGCCAAGCCCGCCGAGATCGACGCCGTCGTCGAAGCATTCAAAGCAAACGGCATCGACGGCTTCACTATAGCAAAAAACGAACGCGGCGATGTGCTCGGGCTTCGTTCCCAGTATGTGCCAGAAATCTCTGCCCGTTATGACACGCTGGACCATTTGGATCCTGCAAAATTTGTGCAGAATGCACTTGCATGGACCAACAGCTCACGAACAGCGCTTGCTCAAATTCAAAACATCGACAATGTTAGTTACAGAAAGGAAGGACATGTCTCCTCTGCAATCTATGGAAAAGAAGAATACCGAACCGTCAACCCCGTTGACCTACGCCGAAGCAATGCGGCAGATCAATTGGGGCGCCGGAGATCGATCCTTAAACCAGGATCCTAAGACCGACCGCGTCTTTATCACCACCACAGGCACTACCGATCCAAACTGGGAACCTGGTGAGGAAGATTGGAAACGCCTCGCGGAGCTTTTTCGCGGGTAGAAATATTTTAACCCAACCCAACGCCCCGAGCCAAAAGCCGGGGCGTTTTTTTATAACCCCCAAAACCTCTCCGCCTCCGCCTGCCGGACTGCTCGCGCATAGGTTTTGTTCACCATCTGCGGCGACGAGTGCCCGAGGAAAAAGGCCGTTTTCCCCGAGTCCTGCCACATCGCCAAGTGCATCGAGGCCGCTGTGTGTCTCAAACAATTTTGCGGCCATTCCTCCCACTTCATTTTCTCTGCCAGCGCCGTCCGCCCGCGCTTGATGAAATCCTCCTCCAAGCAGTCCCAATCCGCCGGCAGATGCCGCCGCAGGGCAGGCAGAATCGGCACATAGCGTTTCCGAGGCACCGGATCCGTGGACTTGATCTGCGGCACCAAAATCTCCGCCTCCTCCACATGCTCCGGCTTCGCCCGCCACACCTCGCTCGTCCGCATCCCCCCGAAGACCCCCAGCACCAACCACGCCCGCAGCCGATTCTTGGATGCTGTCAAATCCAACAACCGCTCCACATTTTTCGGCGTGAGCAAATGGTGCGTGGTCGTCCGCACCGGCACATCAATCTTGAGCACCGGATTCCGCGGTGCAAAATCGAAACGCTCCGCCCAGTTCCAAACCAGCCGCAGGTAATCAAAGCCCTGCTTCGCCGTCGTTCCGGTCCACTCTGGGCGGGTAAGGAACCTGTCGATGTGCCCCGGCTTGATATCGCACAAATCCATCGGCCCATGCTCCGCCACAAATTTCCCCCACCACCAAAGCAACAGCCGCTTGTGATTTCCCTCCTTCAGCTTCGGCATGCGAACCAGATTAAACTCCCGCCAAACCTGCGCCACGGTCATCCCCGCCGCCTGCTCAAAAGCCTCCGTCCCTCGGGCCTGTAGCTTCGTCAAAAGAGCATCGCGGTGCAGCGACGCCTCCAAGCGCGTCGGGAAAAAAGTCCGTTTCTCGATGCCATTGATTCGTGAAAAAACCACATGCTTGGCCTCCCCCCGCACCGTGGCCTCCCGAAGAGTGATCAAGGGCGTGTTGCGTCCTGTTGCGTCCGTTGCGTCCATTTACCCATTTTCAGCCATTTCCGCGAATTTTCAAACATATTAACGAAGAAAGCAGAAAAGCCCGCCGAACCAGTCTCCATGGGGTTCAGCGGGCTTTTAGAAGGGGAGCCGATGACGAGACTCGAACTCGTGACCTATCGATTACGAATCGCAGATGGAGGATTGGTTTTCATTGTTTTGCGAGGGCGTTGCGTCGGTGTTGCGTCGAGTGGTCAGTTTTGGCTGAGGGTGGGAAGGGCTTGGCGCATGTAGTGCTGGGCGTGCGGATGGAGGTAGGCGACTTGCTTGGGCGGAGTGGCGATGGTGTGGAAATGCTGCTCTTGCACGGTGCCGTCGAGCCAGCGGGCTCGGAGGATTTGGACATACAGGCCGTTGGCGGGCCAGCTGTCGCGGTAGCAGCGCTTGAGCTCGAGGGTGCAGGGGGTAATGCCGACGACATCGCCGTTGAGATCCATCATGGCGCCGCTAGGGGCGCTATGGATGGTGACGGTGCGGTCAGTGAATTTGGCTTCCCAGGCGCGTTTGCTGGCCTCGAGGTCGATGGTGCTTTTGGGCGTGGCGCAGCCGGTGAAAAATAGGGCCGAGGCGAAGGCGATGAGGAGGATGGTGGTTTTTTTCATTTGGTCAGGTCGTGGATTTGCGCCGCCCACCCTTCTGGTAGCGTGCGGTCTTCGGAGTTAAGTATCCACCACCGTAGGTCTCGGTAGAGGGTCGGATCAAATTGTTCTGGGGCGTGGACTTTCCCGATTCATTGGCTTGGTCGCGGGCTTTCATGTCGGCGACGGCGTCGGCGATGATGGCGCTGACGCTGGTTTTCATGCGGCGGTCTTTGGCGTCGAGTTCGTCTTTTTTTAGCTTCACCCATGCAGCCAAATCGGGCGGAAGGGTGATGGTTATTCGCGGGTAGTTTTCTTCGTCACTCATGCCTTACTAGTAATATCGGATATGAAAAATGCAAGCGGGTATAAAAATATTTTTTAGCCCGCAGACCCTTTGCCAGAGCCGATGTCAAGTATTTTTTTCGATGGGGTGAACACCTAATTGTGTCTCCCCAAAAAAAATCTCTTGTCGCACAAGTATGATCGATCATATCGGTATGAGTCATGCAGACAGCATATGAACGAACAAGCGTGAGTCTTCCAGCAAGTCTCATGGATTACCTAAAAGGAAAGAGTGACCGGGTGGGCGCTCCGGTGAGTCGGTTAATAGCGGAGGCTCTCCGTGAGAAAATGACTCGGGAGACCAAAGCCAAAACCAAAGGGGGGGCGAGGAAATGAAATCTGCGGGGGAGATCGCAATTGCTTTGGGTGTGGCGAAGGAGACGATTGAGTCGTGGGCTCGGGACTCGAAGATTCCGGCGTTTAAGGTGGGGCGGAGTTGGAAGTTTATCGAGGCGGATGTGCTGAAGGCTCTGCGGCTGTCGGGGAATGACCTGTCTCGTGCGATGGGGAGGGCGGCCTGATGAGACTCTGGCACTGCATGGCGAATGGGCTCTTCGGGCCTTTTGGGGACTACATCTTGGCGGCGACCCCTGCGGAGGCGCGGCTGAAATTTTACAGGGTGCACAAGTGCACACCCACTCGGGTGGTGCTGGAAAGATAATTTATGGAACATGAAGTCATAGTGCGTCAGTTGCAGTTCGCGTGGGAATTTTTCCGCGCTGTCGGCCCAGCCGTTGTGCTGGGGGTCGCAACCTACTGGGTCACCACATGGGGGGAGGCACGATGAGCGCTTTCTGGGTGATTGATAAGGAGTCTTACGGCGAGAACATCGGAACGAAAACGGTTTTCGGGCCGTTTGAGACGAGGAAAAACGCCGAGAGTTTCATTGCGAACGATTTTGAGGGCTGGTGGAAGTCCACTGACCTGCCGCTCATGGACCGAGATGAGAATTCGAGCGGGACTTATTTCATATTGGAGCAAAAGGCCGAGGTGAGGCCGGTGGCCAAGATGACACTCAAAACCGTGCTGGTGGAGGAGTCTAAATGAGCGCGGCGATGGGAATCCTGTTGGCGGTGCTGACGCTGGGGAGCTGCTACGCGAGCTACATGCTGGGGCGGGAGTCGATGTGGAAGGAACTCAAGAATCGCCGGGAGGAGGGCCGCCGGCGTTGGGAAGAATTTGATGACGAGGATTAAACTTATGAAACTGAACATAGTAACAGGAAAACTACAGCGGGCGCAGCGCGTCTGCTTTTATGGGGTGGAATCCGTGGGCAAAACCACGCTGGCCGCCAAAATGCCGCAGCCGGTCTTTCTCGATGTGGAGAAGGGGACGGCGCACTTAGATGTGCCTCGCCAAGAGATCGGGACTTGGGCGGAGCTGCTGGAGGTGGTGCGGGAGCTGGCCTCGGGTAGCTATGGCTACAAGACGGTCGTCCTAGACTCCATCGATTGGGCAGAGCGCCTGTGCATCGACGATCTGAAGGCGGAAAAGAAGATCAAGTCGCTGGAGGAGATTCCGTATGGAAAGGGCTTTACCATGGCAAGCGAGCGGATGGCTCGTTTCCTTCACGATCTGGAAAATCTCATCGTTGCGGGGATCCATGTGGTTTTAATCGGTCATGCTCAGGTGAAACGGGTGGAGCCGCCGGATCAGGTGCAAGCCTATGATCGCTATGAGCTGAAGCTGATCAAGCAGACGGGGCCACTGGTGAAGGAGTGGGTGGATCACCTTTTCTTTCTCAACTTCAAGACTCGGATCGTGGAGTCGGAATCTGGCAAGGCGAAGGGCCGAGGTGGCAAGGAGCGGGTGCTCTTTACGACGCATGCGGCGGCTTACGATGCGAAGACTCGCTCGGAGCTGGCGGATGAGTTGCCTCTGGAGTTTGCGAGCATTTCCTCGCTTTTCGGGGGGGTGAAGGCTCCGGTGGCGGCTGCGGCGCAGGTTTATGCGGCAGCGGAACTATTGGAGACCTTTCTCGAGCCGCATGCGGAGGTCGTGAATGCCTGGTTGCTCGCTAAGGGCAAAATCTCGGAGGGCCAGACTTGGCGGGACATGCCGCCGGCGCTTCGGGACCAAGTCTCGGCGAGGCCGGAGGATTTCCTCAAGGCGGTAAAAAAGGCCGCATAGGTGACACTCGAGAGGGAATCCTTGGATGCTTTGTGGGAGGCGGGTGGTTTGTTCCAAATCAAAACCTCCCCCGAGGGGTGGCGCACACGAAAACTGCGTGTTGATATCTATACGCCAGAAGACATTCGAGCGCTGCCCCCCTACCTCTCGGCCTCAAGTTGCGATGAAATCAACGCCGCCTGCGACAGATTTTTAGCCTCTCGAGGCAAACTGACAGGAAAAGCATACGCAAAATTTTTAAATAATAAACACCATGAATAATATACGACACAGCATGCTGCCGAAACTGGCGGCTTGCCCGAAATACACACCGAAGCCGGGGGATGCGGGGCCAGCGGCCCAGCGGGGAACGGTGATGGACGAGGCTTTTCGTTTGGGGTTGCAGGGCGACCGCACCAAAATCGACGCGCTGCCGGCGGAGGACCGCCCAGCGGTTGAGTGGGCGGTCGCCCTTATGGAGGACTACCAGCGGACGGGGACCATCGAAACTCGGGAGGAGTATCTGGCGATGCATACGCCGGGAATCGCCCACATCGGCACGGCCGATGCGCTCTGTGAGAAGCTCGGCTGGGTGGCAGATTTGAAGACAGGGCAGTTACGCGGGTATGCGGAGCAGCTCGCGGCCTATTGTTACGCCATGATGCACATGAGTTTCGAGCAGGAATATACGGCTCATGTGCTCTACTGCGACCACCAAGTGGTGAAGAGCTACCGCTTCACGCTGGAGCAGGCGAAACAGATTGTGGAACGCATTATTGCTGAGGTGAATGATCCTGCGGCGGAGCCTCGGGCGTGTGACTACTGCGGGTGGTGTGCCAATTCCGATTTTTGCCCTGCCGTTGTGAAGCCGGTGGAGGAGGGCTTGGCGGTGATCGCCGCGGAGTCCCCTACCCTGTCTTCGATGCTGGAGCGGGTGATGGAGACGCCGGAAAAGCTCGGCCAATTCGTGGCGCAATGGAAGGCCGTCGAAAAGGCCATCGCCGAACCGGCTCTCGAGGCGCTCAAGGCGATGCTCGAAGACGGCCGCGAGGTCGATGGTTGGAAGCTCACCGAAGTCAAGGGGCGCGAATACTTTGATGTCGAGGGGATTCTGTGGGTGGCGCGGGAGACGAATGCGCCGGTGGAATCCATCATCCTGGCACTCGGCGGAAAGATGTCCGGCAAAGCCTACCGGGAGTGGGCGGCTCAACTGGGCAAAGAACCGCTGAACGCGCATGTGCGCACGGGTTCGACGACAAAACAACTCAGACAAGTGAAAACCAAACAAACCAAACAACTAAACTAATATGGACAACGAAAATAGATATGTGAACGAGTCGGGCCGATACCTGTGCAAGGTGAAGGCGCCGGGCAATGGCTGGATCGGCGTGTCGGGGAGCGGGAGCGAATTCATTCGCATTCCATTGCTTGTGACCGATTCGGGCTCGCAAGAAGGACGCGAGATCGTGTGGCGGGGCTACCTGACGGAGGCCGCGGCGCGGCGGACGATCCAGACGCTCGACGATTGCTTTGGCAAGAACTGGGACATCAAGTCCTTGGCCAGCGGTGCGGCGAGTTTTGCGGGGCAGATGGCACGCATCACCGTGGACTCCGAGGAATACAACAACGAGACCCGGCACAAGGTGAAGTGGCTGAACCCTGCGGAGATGGCTCCGAAGAACGAGGTGGATGCCACGGTGATCGAGGCGCTGGCCGAGCGGCTGGCGAAGATCGACCGGGGCGATGATGTGAAGGCGCCAACGAAACCTGCACCCAAAACCTCGGACGACATTCCGTTTTAACCATGAAGGGCATTTTGGAATTCGACTTGCCGGAGGACGAGGCCGAGATGCGCTACGCGCAGTCGGGGCTCGACGCCTTGTTGGTGCTCAACGATCTGGACCAAGAGTGCCGGAGCCGTCTCAAGCACGGCGCCGGAGCTTTTGCCGACCTCGACGACAAGACCATCGAGGCCGTGCGGGATTGGGTGAGAGGCGCCTCGCAGCGTCGGAATTTGCCGGACCTCATATGACCATCCTTGCCCTCGATCCCGGCACTACCGAGACGGCGTTTGTCCTTTGGGACGGGCGCCGCATCCTCGAGGCCGACCACCTGCCGAATGCGGAGATCCGCCAAATCCTTATCGGCCGCGAATATGACGCGGTGGCCTGCGAGATGATCGCCTCCTACGGCATGGCGGTGGGCAAGGAGGTCTTCGAGACCTGTGTGTGGATCGGGCGGTTCGTGGAAGTGGCTCGGGTGGAGCCGCGCTTGGTCTACCGGCGCGATGCGAAGCTCCACCTCTGCCACTCCCCCAGGGCAAAGGATGCCAATGTGCGGCAGGCGCTGATCGACCGCCTCGGGCCGCAGGGCACGAAGAAGAACCCCGGCCCGACCTACGGCATGCGCTCCCACCTGTGGGCGGCGCTGGCTGTGGCGGTGTATGCGGGGGATGTGAAGGAATAGAAATGCAACTCGAACTCTTCGGGAAACTTCCAAACGAGGAAAGGCATCGCTATTGGCGCAGCCGTCTCAAGCAATGGCCGTGCGAAGTTTTTGAGTCGAGGCACCATCCAAACTCGAGCGGATGGGGAATGGCTGCGCAGGGCGGCAAGTTTGCCGACTGGCTCTATAAGGCCGGAGCCATGACTGAAATGGAATACCTACGGTGGACGAGATTTGATCGCCGGGTGCAACGCTGGGAACAGAAAAACAATTTTTAATGCAATACCTCGAAAAAGAGAGCGCCGTCGTCGGCTACATTAGTGTCGCTGGCTTCGCCGGCGTGCCGAGGTCGGCGATTGTGGATCCCGATAGTTTTGTCTCGGTGCTCAATGGCATTTACTACGCGGCGGCGCACCGGCTGCACCACGCCAAGAAGGCCACGACGGGCACGACGATCCTCGAAGCCATCGAGCGGGACCCGTTTTTGCTGAAGGTGGCGGAGCGGATGGCGAAGGAGTCGGGCATGGTGTGCTGGCGGGATGGGCTGGTGATGGCGGACTCGTCGCTGGCTTACAACCCGGCGGGTGGCGCCATCGTGTCGGAATACCTGGCTGACATCGCCTCGGCGGCGGCGCAGCGCAAGGCGACCAAAATCGGTCAGCGGTTGGCCTCGGGGGATATGCCTGTGGCGGAGGCGCTGGAGGAGCTCAAGACGCTGGCGAAGCCTCGGGCTTTGATGGTGGGCGTGGAGATGCATACTTTCGAGGAGCTGTGGAGTTACAAGGCAGAGGACGACTCAAGCACGCTGGTGGGGAACCGCTGGCTGTGCCGTGGCGGCCAGCTCCTGCTCCTCGGGCAGTCGGGCATTGGCAAATCAAGCTACACTCTCCAGCAGGCGATGACCTGGGCGCTGGGGATGCCGTTCTTTGGGATGAAGCCGAAGCGGAAGCTCAAGTGCCTAATCGTGCAGGCGGAGAACGATATGGGCGACATGGCCGAGGTGGTGCAAGGCGTGATGTCGTATGTAGTAGCCCAATCCAAGATGACGCAACGCGAGGCGGTGGATATTTTGCGGGAAAATGTGATCGTGGCGCGGGTGACGGCTCAGACCGGCGAGGCGTTCATCGAGGTCATCCGCGAGCTGATTGCGAAGCACGGGCCGTTCGACCTGGTGTATGGGGATCCGTTGCTGTCATTCATCGGGGATGATATTTCCCAGCAAGCTGTGGCCTCGCACTTCCTGCGCGAGCTGTGCAACCCGCTGGCTTTCGAGCACGGCTTCGCATGGGTGTGGAGCCACCACACTGGCAAGCCCCAGAGCGACAGCAAGAGCCGGGCGCACTGGAATGCGAATGACTATGCCTACATCGGCCTCGGCTCATCAGAGCTAACGAACTGGGCACGCGCTATCTGCGTGCTCCAGACCACTAAGCATGAGGGAATCTTCAAGGTTCTCCTGGCGAAGCGGGGCAATCGGGCTGCCGTAGTCGATAACCACGGCCACCCAACCACAGACATCGTGATCAAGCATGCCGACAAGGGATTGCACTGGGAACCGGCAGAACTCCCCGAGGAGACCCAAGAAGAGGGCAAGTCGCAGGGCAAGTCGGGCAGGCCGTCCGCACTCAACGATGTGCAAGAATTTGAGATCGTAACCATGCACGCCAATTGGCCAGACAACACCCGAGGTTTTTATTCTGCCGCCATCAAAAAATACAAGGTCTCTCACGACACCATCAAGCGGGTCCTAGACAAGAACACTCAACCACAGAAAGCCGCCGCCTGACTATGTTTTTCCTGCCTCCGCAAAACCTCCGCAAAACCTCCGCAATACTCCAATTCTGCGGAGCATGGATGACCTCCGCAAAATTACCTCCGCAAAATCCCCCTAAGAAGGGGGGATTGTTTTGCGGAGGAGTAATTTTTCGGAGGGGTCATTTCCAACCATCGAAATCCGCAAAATAGATTATGCGGAGCAATAATATGAACCACCCCAAAAAACCCATCGACCCGTTTGTCGGGTGCCAAGCCTGCGGCCGCGAATGGCAAGACCATCCCGGCGTCTCTCATACCTGCCAACTCGCATCAGACCTCGCCACCTATCTCCGCTGGGCACTCAACCACATCGAGCCGCCCGAATACACCCGCGATATCGGGGAGCAGGAGGTTTACTGGCATTCCGCTGAGGAAGCTCGGCGCCTTGTCGTCGAGGCCACTAACTGGAAGGCCCGACTATGAAACCCAAACGCCCAGCCAAACCCGAGACAAAGCACAGCATCGCCACCAAACTGGCCGCTGATTTCCATGTCAGCGTCCAGACCGCCACCCAGTGGTTCGACGCCGGTTGCCCCATGGATTACGAGGAGGCCAAGGAATGGAAACTCCAGAAACGCGCAGAAGCCCCGATCAAGTCCGAGATGGGGTCAAGGCCCAATAAGCTGGAAAAAGCCCTAGAACAGGCCGCTGCGTGCGAAGAAACGGTCAACTGGGATGCGATGTCCTCCCAGTTTCGCCAGATGTGCGACATCGTCGCCGACTTCTACCTCATGGGCATGACGGTCTCTGCCATCAACACCAAGCTGGGCGTCAAGCCTGCGGTCATCTCTCGCATCATTGCTAACCACCCCGATACCAAAGACAAGGAATCCCAAGTCGCCGCTTCAAGCTGGAAAGATGTCCGACGCCTAGCAGTCGATGCCCTCCGCGACAAGCTCAACGACCCCACCCAAGTCTCCAAGATGAAAGCCGCCGAGCTCAACTTTGTAGCCGGCACCGCTCAAGACAAGATCCGCGACAGCGAAGGTGGCGCTCAACTCACCATCAACATCAACCAGAAGATCAATGCGTTGTCGTTTGAGGAACTCATCAACAGCATTCCGAAGAAGGCTGATGACATCGATGGTGAGTATGAGATCGAGACCCCCTCGGGAACCAGTAGCGGTGCGGAAGTCCCCACTTCAAAACCTCCGCTCAGTCTCAATAACAAGGCTAAAAATGTAGATGATAGTGACCAAAATGCGTAAGCCATTGCACATCAGCATTCGTCCATTATCGACAAGAGTGGTTATTGGAAGTTATGACCCAGACAGGGGGGGAGGGGGGTCGGTCCGCTGACTCCGCAAAATTACCCCCACTGGTCCAGTCCCCGAAAAATTTTATGAAAAAACAGCAACCTAACAAGCAAGAAACAAAACAAGATCAACCACCTATGCCTCCTGAGTGGCCGAGGATGTGCAAGGCCGCGCCTGGGAGACAACCGCAGAACCCCCGTGTGTTGAGGGTAGACCTCGACGGCGAGGTGGTGAATGTGCAAGTGCGGTCGAATACCTTCTACCGGGCGAACGAACCGGTGTTGGTCGGAGTGGACGCCGGCGGTGCGTTGGTGGCGGTGAAGCCGAAGACGAATGCGCTGTTGCATGGGGGGTATGAGGGATGAGTGAGGAACAAAAGCACGGAGTCATGCTCGGCCAGATAGCCTGCTTGGTTGAGGAGTTTGTCACCGCAGAAGAGACCACGCTCCAAGGAGTGGCGCATCTCATGGCCAGGTATTTCGACCTGCGAGCCAAGCAGGCATGGGATTTCGTTGATCAGTTAAAGGAGGAGGCCAGCGATGAGTGACACGCCTGAGACGGATGCTTTCTTGCGTGATCTAAATGATTATTCGGACTTAGAGCTACGAGCAATGACTGAACACGCCCGCAAGTTAGAACGCGAGCGCGACGAATCGAGGGAGCTGGCACAGCAGATGTCAGAGAGCAACCAAGTGCTCATGGCAGATGTTCGCTTTTACCGAAACGCATGGGAGCAACTGAAGGAAGCAGCAAAATGACCTGCCCCACCTGCCAATCCCCTACCCGCGTCGTCTCCTGCCGCTCGGTCGGCGAGGAGTTTTTCCGGCGGCGCCGGTGCGAGAACGACCACCGGTTCAACACCTCCGAGGTCTTGCACCTTCGCCCCTTCCCTTGGGCGAAAAAACCCGCCCCCAAACCCACCAAGCGCCCCAAACCCGCCCCCAAGGCCAAGCCCGAGTCCACCGATTGGCTTACCCGCATCAACGACAAGCTCGCCACCCTATGACATTCACGCAAACCGCCCATCCCCTGCTGCCATTTATCCCGCCGGAGCTTTTCGTTTCCGACTTCGAGTCGGCGAGGACCCTCTTGGCCGAGAGGGAGCGCCGCATTGGGTTGGAAAAAGAGGATCCGATCCGCTACGGCTACGAGCCTGAGCACTGGACCAAGGCCGAGAAGATCGCCAAGCGCTACCGCGACCTGTTGGTGCTCGGCGGCAACCGCTCCGGCAAGAGCACATGGGCGGGAAAAATGGTCGTCCGCACCCTGCTAGAGAAGCCAGCAAGCCGCGTGTGGTGCTTCCAGACCACCAACGACAACTCGATCTCCATGCAGCAGCCCATCGTGTGGAATTTCATGCCCGCCGAGCTGAGAACGGCGAAACGCAGCAAGATCACCAACATTTCCTACACGCAGAAGAACGGATTTTCCGAAAACACCGCCGTCCTTCCCAATAAATCGCAGGTCTGGTTCCGAAATTACGCCCAGGACATCACGACAATCGAGGGCGGCGAGATCGATCTCGCCTGGTGCGACGAATTAGTCCCCCTCGACTGGCTTGAAACCATCCGATTCCGCCTTCTCGACCGAAATGGCATCCTCCTCGTCACATTTACGCCCATCGAAGGCTACTCGCCCACGGTAAAAAACTATCTCCAGGGCGCCAAGACCCTCGAGGAGTGCGATGCTGAGCTTTTGCCGAAAAAAAGCGGCAAGGGATTTGAAAAAGTCCCCGTTGTGCAGGAATGCACCACCCGGCACGCCGGCATCATCTATTTTCAGACCAAAAACA